CTTTCTCAGACGGTGTAATGAAGAAGCAGCCATGGTATGCATTTGGTAAAACGCCGCGTGACATTGCTAACCGCGTTGCAACTATTTGCCAAGCTGCTAGTACCGTAGTAAATACGGATTTGTCCCGGTTTGATGGTCGTGTTTCCAACATCCTTAGGATGCTGGAACACGCAGTCATCATTCGGGCGTTTAAACCTGCATATCACAGAGATATTCTGGAGTTACTCTCTAAGCAGCAGAATCTCACTGGTGTCACTAGAACTGGTCAGAAGTATGCTACGGGCACCTCCAGATTGTCTGGCTCACCAGAAACTGCCGATTTCAACTCACTAGACAACGCTTTTATGGCTTATATGGCTTACAGGCGGAAAATGTCCGCTATAAATGCTTGGCAGAGCTTAGGTATTTACGGTGGTGATGATGGCCTTAGTGCCAACGTCGACCCGGAAACTTACGTTCAGGTATGCTCAAGCGTTGGCCAGAAGTTAACCATTGACGTTATCAAGCGTGGTGATTTAGGCGTCTCTTTTCTAAGTAGGTATTACTCAGATCTTGTTTGGGAAGGATGTTCCGATACCATGTGTGACGTTAGAAGAATATTATCTAAAATACATGTCACACCTATGATGAACGGCGTAACACCTTTTGAGAAAATCCAGGAGAAACTGTGGGGCTTGTCTATGAGTGATAGAAATACTCCGATTATAAGAGACATTTTAGAAGCCCTCACATCAATGGATCTCCATTCCAATGACTTGGGTATAGCATCCTACTGGTCCAGAAAATTTGATAGCGTGGACCAGTACCCTAATAACCCGGGCTGCTGGATGGAGGAGATGGTGTTGCGAGATTTGCCTCAGTGGAATTATGAGCAATTTAACATTTGGTTGAAGAGTCTTAAAATTGATCCGATGCTCATATTAACTCCACCGTTATGTGTGTTTGAACCTAAGGAGATCCCAGAGGGCAAACAAGTGAATGGTGTTCCCAGTGTGGCGAGCGAGAAGTCTAAAGTGACGAAGAGATCTCGCAGCTGGCGCGTAAAGGCGCCGGCATAAAAGCCAGCACATAGACCAACTCGCCGGAGAGCTTGCATCCGGCTCACGTTTGATGTTTGAGTTTGGTCTAGCTAAACGTGAGAAATGCCAAGGCCGGAAATTTATCCGTCTAATCAAATTGGTCGTCACGTCGCTTGTGACTCGCGTTCATGCATGGTTCAAAAGCCACACGCGCCGGTTGCCCAGTTCCTTGCTAATGTTGAGGACCTAGTCGCTACCCCGTTCTCTAAAGGCACTTACTGGGCTACCACTGGCACTCAGGCTTCTCCCATTGTGCCAAAATTTGATTCCAACGGAAGGCTGACTATGATGATACCACGTTATAGACGAACTATGACACCTAGGGTCCCTCAGGGGGTTTTGCAGCCTCTTGTGGTACCCCAGGTGCCGTTGGCAGAGCCTAACCCTGGCCCTAAAACACGGGCTGGTGTTTTGGCAGCCAAACAAGCCTATCAAAACTTTAAGAATGCCAAGAAAAATAATAAGAAACAGGCGTTGCGCGCCTTTCAACGTTCTGTTAACGTTATGAAGCAACCTTTGGTTCCTTCGATTCCAGTTGTTTCTATGCGCGCTGCGGAATTTAACAACGCCTCAAGTTCAGTTTTGCGCAATGACCCGAACTCAGGTTCAATGCGCTTAAAACATCGTGAGTATATCGCAGACGTTAGTACGACTGGCGCCGCTTTTGCGTCCACGTTCTATGCGATTAACCCAGGTGTATATAATTCTTTTCCTTGGCTTAGTGGTCTTGCTGTGAATTTTGATAGGTATAGGTTCAATCAATTACGTTACTATTATCGAGCCACTTCTGCGACTGCTGTGAATAGCACTAACACAGCTTTAGGTGTTGTTGTAATGGCAGTGCAATATGATACATATGATCCGGCTTTCTCCAGTAAAGTTCAAATGGAAACTAATGCCGGTGCTGTATCCACTGAGCCTGCACTTTCGGCTTATTGCAACGTTGCATGTGCCCGTGCTGAAAAACTATATGTTAGGAATTTGGCTTCGGGTGTTGAAGGTGATCAGCGTGTAACTGATATCGGCACTTTAACAATTGCCACTCAAGGCCAGCAGGCCTCAGCAACCATTGGTGAGCTCTGGGTTGAATATGATGTTTCATTGTTTCAACCGAGGGTACCATTCGCCGATGAGTCTGATAATAGTTACTCGCATAGTAACATCACCCCGGTTAGTGGTTCTGATGCTTTTGGCTCTATGACCACTTTAGCAAGTAGCAATTTAACTGTTACTCGCACCGGCAACAACGCTGCCACTGTGTCAGGCACAGTGCCTGGTGGTGTATACACGTTTGTGTACGCCGCCAATGCGGCCACTTCTATAACTAATAACACCTATGTCTCAGTGTCGACTGGGGGTACTTCTGTTAATGCCGTGGCGGATAGCACTGCTAACGCCCACACTAACCATAACTATGCTGGTTCTACCACAACTAGCTTTATGGCTGTGTCAACCTATTTATGCACGGCTACCACCATGACTATAGCAATAGCCAATTTGACCATTGTCGGTGCTTGTTTTGCCGACTTGTGGGTCTTTGGTGGTGTATCCTCGGTTGGAGTTCCCCGTACTATTAAAAGCCGTTTGGATCAGCTTGAAGAATTTGTTATGCATGCTCGTGATGAAAGTAAGTCTTTGCGTCATGATAAAGAAAC